TGGAAAATATGAATTATTATTCTTCCTAAGAGTAAAAATAGTTGTGGATGCTGGAATTAACGTATCTAGTACATCAATAATACTATCATCAAAACCTTTTTGGTATTTAAGTTGAACGTCATTAGAAGCATCTGATAAATTGATAGGATCAAAAGTTCTTGGTGGAGTACTAAAAATAATTTGATCGCCAGATACAGTAAAATCAATTCCAGGTATTAAATACTCATTATATATTTTGACGACTAGATGATGAGGTGATGGTGGAAAAATTGGACTGTTATTTAACTTAAGGGGAAATGATGTTCTTGTGTTATTAAATAACAAATATAAATTAAATAGTTCAACACTTTTTTTATTAAATTCTGGATATGAAATTCCAGGAGATAAAATTACATCGGGAGATTTTTTAAGAGTTTCATAATAAATTACTTCATTATCAATTATTATAGTACCATTTCGCTCGACAAATCCATCCGTAGTTTCAACTTCAATAATATTAGTTATTTGACTTATATCTGCAATTAAGTTACTATTACCATCTAATTTTGTTAGATCATATTTAGAAACATCTAAGTAATCTGTAAGATTATTGAGAACTCCGATTGGTCCAGATATTTTTTCTTGAGATTTATAATAATATGACAAAAACTGCTCAAATTGAGGACTGTTTTCCTTAACAAAATCAGGTAATTGATTCAGAACTGAAAGTGATACAGAAGCTCTTTGCATTTCCTATGGTCTCTCTTTGTACTATTTAACAAGTTTACGTGAAGCACGATGCACTAGAACCATCACTCCCTACTACATTTCCATAAGCATCAATACCACCAGTTCCACCAGTTCCAGTTCCACCAGTTCCACCAGTTCCAGTTATTCCAGTTGTTCCAGTTCCAGTTGTTCCAGTTCCAGTTGATGTAACAGGACTGGTAAATGAAAACACTGAAGAATTTGGTGAGAATGTTGTTGGATTACCAGCAGTCGATCCTGGACCAACAGTAGGTATTGTTGATCCAATAACGATGGTTGGAGTAGGAATAACTAACAAAGTTCCTGGAGGAGCTACTATTGCGTTAGGATTTGTAGGTTTGATTGAAATTATTAAAAGAATTGGACAATCAACAGCAACATCAGGAGGAGGACAGATTGTTTTAATTGGTCCTACTAAAACTTTACCAGTATTACAATCATATGATCCGATACTATTATTTGTTATCACTTTATTGTTATTTTTAATATAAAAACTTCGTAATCCTCCTAACCCATTATCTTCGATAAATTGCGGTTCAGATATACCAGTGGTATAAAATACAGATGACTTAACTGTTTCTCCAGCAGCAGAATCACAATCACAATCTAAAGAAATTCCAAAATTGAAGGGGTATGTTTTAGGTGAAGTTAAATCTTCATATGGTACAGATTTATATGGTGTAGTTGCGAATTGAACATCACTAATATTAGGATCTGCATTTAGAATTACTTTTTCTAATTGAGATAGTGGTAATTTGGATCCAAAATTGCCTAAGTCCTGCATATCACCATAATCCTGCATTGCGGCAATAATTTTTTTCTTAATATCATCTGAAGTATTTTGATTCAATTCTCCGCTAGATAATTTACTTTTAAATGTATCAGCAGCAACAAATAGGGTAAGATCTACATAGAATTCTTCTGGATCAACAATTACAGTTTCTATAGAAGCAATTGAATATGGCCTCAATTTTGCAACTAGGTCACTTTTAGTTAAATTATTAATTGTATTTCCTGTATTTGTCTTAATTGAAATAATAACCTTTCCATATACAGGAGGATCTAACAATTCTCCTCCAAAAGCATTTACATATTTTGCATTAGGATATATATTTTTTACAATTGCTTCATAATCACTTGAAGTTACTGCTCTATTTTGAGCAGAATAATATTTTGGTGCATTAAATTTAATTTGCTTCAACGTTTCAGCAGGAGCACCAAGTTGAGATTTATCGTTTAAAGTTAAAGTTGCGTCAACTATTTCATTTCCGTTTACATCTATTATTTGTCCGATATACCCCATTCTATTAATATTATTTGCAATTTCGCCATTTGTCCTAACATATTCAAAATATACAATTTCATTATCAATAAGTTTTCTTCCAATTATACCATCACCAAAGGTTAATTCATACCTTCTATCTGCTGTTTCATTTAAGAAAAATACTTTATCTGTAGATTCTACATTTGTTATATTTTTAACTTGATTATATCTATCGTATTGTGTTGATTGTGAGTTTGGTTTTATAAAAACTTTAAGAGTTTCTATATCTACATTATCATTAGGTATAATGAAATTTTGTTGTATATTTGTATTAACAACATACTCATATGATAATAATGATCCTTCATAAACTTTAAAGTTATTAAAGATTGCAATTCCAGTAGCTCTATTTACGGAAACTGTTTGTTCATCTATAATTACGAAGCTATGTGCTACTCCTCCGACAGATCCAGATGCAATATCACCTTTTAGTAATGTTACAGTTGTAGGATAAGTTCCATCTACTCCAATTTGAGTTTGTGCTACTAGTGTAATACAAGCTTTTGCTGCGGAAACTGATTGTGGCAAATAGTTGATATATCTTGCCAAAGAAACCACATTATCTCTAATAGATGCAGTATCTAAAAACATCTCGTTTAATGCCATATTAGCATTAAACGAACTATAATAAGTATTATATGCTAAAACATCAATGAGGTAAGATAAAGTTGATCCTGTAAAATCATAATCCGTAAATTCGTTACGAGTTCTTAAATATGATTTAATTGATTCTCTAATTTCATCAAAATCTATACTGACTAAATTTGTTGGTTTCATTAGTTTGCTGGCCTTTCTAGAATGAATTGGTTAGTTACAACTTCTGGTTCTCCAATAATTCTATAAGTCACATTTACTACAGCAGAATCTTCTTCTTCAATAATACCAACTTGCACTTCCAAAACTTCAACTCTAGGTTCAAAATTATTAATCGTGTCTAAAATTCTAGATTGTAGTTCTATTCCACTAAAAACATCTAAGGGTTCAAATAATATTTCATAAACTTTAGATCCTATTTTTGGTTGCATTAGTCTTTCACCAAATCTAGTTTGAACCAAATTTCTTAAAGATTGTGCAATAGATAATTCATTTTTTACCGCAAAAATATCTTTAGTGACTGGATGATTTCGAAAATCAATATTTATGTCCCTATAAGACTTTATATATGTAATGTCTTTAAGGGACACAGCCATTTTAAATATTTTATTATCTAGTATTATTTATACTATTTAGTGCCATCTTTCAACATAATCATCAAATCCATTCGATCCTCCACATGGACGAGAATATCTATCTTCTGGGGGCATATTTGTATAATTTTTTGCTTGTTTTAGATAATAGTCTGCCTGTATATCAGTAATTAAGCAAACTGTTCCAAAATCTTGCCGCATCATGTCAACATTTCTATCTGGGGTTTTACTAATTTGCATCTGTTTTCTCCAAAAGGGTTAAACAGAACTTTTTACGGGGTTTCTATCCCGTTATTCAATATATTTATCTGTTATTTACCAACAAAAACATTTGGAGATCCAGTTAATATTAATGCTGTGCATGGTGGACCAAGAGGATCACCGATAACAGCCACTCTTCTTTTTTCAAAAAATACTGTCGTTGACTTAGCGTGTACCACTCTTGGATGCCCCTTACCGAAAGTATCCTCTAATGTTAATAGTGAGCATAAACAATCTGCTATTATTGGATTAGTACATGTTGGGTTTGGACCTGGCGTCATCCACAGGTTAGTAACTTTATTTGTACATGTTGATATATGAAAGGTCAATATATCTTTATCTAATAAAGGTATCATTTTATTTACCTTTATAGTCAAACATGCTGTTCCTTTACCAAGGTGTATTAATGGCGTAGGTGGCCAATAGCAAGTTGATACCATTTTTGCTAATGGTAATATTTTAATTAATGGATTTACTGGTGGACATGGAGGTAGATTACAAGCAGTAGTATCATGCATATTTGCTGCTACACAAA